CTAGAGATTCAACCCGTAGAGGAGCATTCTCTGTATGTTTGAAATTAAAGGCTCTTCGACGGAAACATCCTAGACGAGCATAATTAGGAAAACCATCAGTAGTCTCAATCGTATGGAAAGAAGACCATGTTAGGTAGTCATCATCAGACCAACGAATTGAGATTGGATTTGAAGAAGAATAACTATCACCAACTAATCGGAGGTTTGCCAAAAACTTTCTTTTGTATGTATCCATATCATATTTATTGGTAACAAACTCTGTACAGATTGTCGTGGAATCATCTTGATACTTTGTAGTATCTACCTTCATAATATTTCCATTACTGGTATGATAGAGGTAAGCACTTCCAGATTCTTTGTCCGACATTATGTAGTATGGAAAGATCGCATGAGAACCACTTGTGTAATCTGACCATTCATGCCACAACTTCTCTTCTGTATCATAGACAAGAGTTCTTCCAATTCCCATCAAGTGTAAAACATAGAATAGATGCCCCATAGTTCGGATGCCATATCCCATGCAGGTCATTGCTGATGTTTCTTTGTCAATAATTCTATCTATGAATTCGTCACTTACTTTCTTAGGTTGGAACCCGTCTACTTGCCAAACTGCTCTACCACCAGAATCAGATTGACCTACAAAGATACAAGTCTTCTCATTCTGATAAATAGCATATGGCATTGCACAGCCTGTCTGCAGAGTAGTAGAATCGTTTCTAGAAAGAGGACTTCCGTTCACGTTTGCTGCATCATAGAAGAATTCAGTTGAGGTCTTTCCAAAGACAATCACTTGGTTGTTCTGCCTAGCTAAGGCAACGACAGCATCTGGGAACATTTCAGCAGAAAGGTATTGACCGCTATCCCAGTGATCTGGTTCATCAAGGACACAGTTATACACATCACTTCGTTGTGGAAGAATTACATATCCATCTATAAAAGTAGGGGTTGGTATATGTGGTGTCGGGAAAGCATTTAGATACGCAATTGCAGTTCCTTCAGTAGCCGGTGCCCCTGTTAATACTTGAAATGTTGTAACAGTAGTTGTGATGTTTACTGCTGCACCACCACTAGTTGTAGACAACTTAAAAGTATCTGTCGTTGGAGATACTACATAATAGACACTACCTGCAGTTAATCCTGTTGGTGGTGTTCCAGTTATCTTCACTCGAACGTTAGTACCAAGTCCATGAGAAGCATATGTAATGGTATCTGCAGTGGCATCCACTGACGTAGGAGTGAATTGAAAACTAACTGTCGGGGCTGTTGTATATCCAGTTCCGACATTAGTAACAGTAATTTGATCTATTGCTCCAGAACTTATTGTAGCTGTTGCTGTGGCTCCACTACCACCACCTCCAGTTAGATAAACTATTGGAGCATCTAGGTAGGTTGTTCCACCAGATGTAACTGAGATCGAGCGAAGTCCGGTGTTACTAATTGTTAGCACCATGTCGTTGGACTTGATTACCCATCCAGAAATTCCATCACACACAAAGATATAATCTCCATATGTAGATGAATTTCCTAAGATCATTCCTACTTTTCCAGTAGAGGTTCCTAATGTGAATAATAGTGTAGGAGAAACCCCATCCTTATAGCAAGAGTCTCCTCTTATATAATAGAAAGTGGAATTAAAGTAAATCATTCCACGAGCTTCTCCTGTACCAACATTCTTATACAAGGACAGTCCGGGACGTTTGTTCAGAAAGATCTTCGTGCTCTCAATTGACTCTACCTTCCGAGTTTCTGGGAAGATGTTGATAAATCGTTGGTCTTTTGTAGCACTCTGATCTCTGTTAGTGTAAGATCCAAGAATAGGGAGACGTATATTTTGTGCTTTGTTTTGTTGCCGTTGTTTTGATTGTGCTACCATTATACACTCCTATTTGTTTTCTTCTCTTCTTCTACTTTTTGTCCTAATGTATCAGTTCCTTGTGCAGTAGAGTTCAGATAAGCACCAAGACCTCCACTAATATCACCAAACTCAGATCCCTTAATTGCAGTGTCTGCATTAAAGAGAGACTTCAAAGAAGCATCGGTGGCCCCCTCTGGAACTACTGATTGCTTAATTGGAGTAGATGGATTTGATTTAAATAGTGATCCTAATGCCCCAGAAGATTTTAATATACTGCTTAATGCCGCACCACCTCCAGCTCCGAGTCCTAAAGCACTTCCTAAGAAAGCTGGTGCTACACTTAATAGTTGGTCGTACCAATGAGATTCTGGAGCCTTACCACGCTGATAACTACTCGACTCTTTGTTAGTCCATCCGGGGAATTTATCTACACTATCTGCATTCAAAAGGAATTTATCTTTATTAATCATGGAGCCATATTGATTCCACGTCTCTGGATTATTTAACTCTCTCCATAAAGATCTAGTAGATACTTCATAGGGAGTCTGAGCAAAGGGCTCTCTATAGTACTGCTCTCCTACTCCATACTCTGTTCCAGAAGTCCACCAATTTTGATCTCCTGATCTGTCATGTCTATCTACTCGTGAGGAATTGAATACCTCTCCGGGACCGGGATCAAACACATAACCAAGGAGTTTATTGTTGTTAATTAGTGGGGTTGATCCATACAAGGAAGTTGCACCAGTGATGGACTCATTCTGATTGTTATACGGGAGGTTTGCTCCACTAGCATAGTAATCATTATAACTACTATATTTTCCTGAAAGTACATCACCTAACTTTTCCCAATACGTTAATTGATTGTTTACATCATACGGTTTGGTTGAGTATTTGGGTGACAATCCACTATTAGGACCATATCCCTCATAAATATTTGCAGTGACGGAGGTAGGTGAATATCCAAGTTGTGATAAGGTCTTGGACGGATCATAGTAACCCTTTCCAATAGAAGCACCATCAGAACCAAGAATGTCGTAGACACCTTTACCTAGATCTTTTGTTGTGTATCCATTAGTTCCATATTGAGCCGTAGAGTAATCAGTGTCTCCATAATATTGCCAGCCCTCCTCTGTCTTTTTAAGAGAGTTGCCAAAGAGAGAGACTAACCCTTCATCAGGATTCTGATTAGCTGCCATTTTTCTTCCAGCACCTAGAAAATCACTTGGCTGTGTTCCAGCAGAAGAAAAGTTTCCGGGATCAGAAAGGCCGGCTCTTATTGCCTCGTTACGTTTTCGCTTATCACTAAACCCGTATTGCTGAACAGTATCATTAACCTGCTCTAACGAGTCAAATACATCAGCCATACCTATCTCCTATCAACACCAAAGTATAAACTACCCTCTTCAGTTCCAAAACCAAAGGCAGCATCTTTAATCTCTTTTGCTTCTTTGTATAGAAGTTGACGCTGTTCTACTGGGAGGCCATACTCAGGGGCTAGACGAGTTGCTAATCCATAGATAACTGCATCATACCATTCCTGTGGAAAATCCAGATTATCCGTAGATGCATCAAAGTCTTCGAAAGGACATTGATACATTATTACCAACCTATTGTTTGTTTCTGCTGCAGTGTCTGGAACTGGGAATACTGTAACAGTCCCTGTATCTCTCTCTGGAGTGTATTGAATCTGCACTGGTGTTCCAGAAGAGGTTTTGTTTCCCAACCGATTGTAGTCATATCTTGTCAAGATAATCATCGGAATATCTACATTAGAAAGTAGATCTTTGTTCCACGCTTGAATTACTTTGAGTGGCTTTGCAGAGTCTATAGTAGCTCCATTGCCAATAGTGTAGCTAGCAGTTCCGGCTGTATAAGGAATGGTGAGGGTTTTGATCGCCCATAGAGGCATCCCATCCCCCTCCCATGCTTTTACCATCACATTAAGAGCAAAAGCTCCCTCAGTAATCTGGACAGCAGAGGCAGTCTCTCCCTGCGGAACAACACCTATTTTTCGTAGGGCTGCTGATATAATTTCATCTCTAGTAATTGTGAAATCAGTTGTTCCTGATGTTGCCATTTATCGTCCTTTTAAGTATGAGTAAATGGATAAAAGAAAGGCAGAAATTGCTGCTACCCATTTAACTAATGTTACCATTCCTCGTGCCTGTTCCCACAAATTTAAAAGAGATCTAACATTCTCTAGAAGGGAGTCTACCTTAGTAGTAAGTATTTCTATTTGTGCGGTGATTTCTGCATCCCTTACGAGTTGATCTTCCACATGAGTTGAGAAAGATTCTGCTAATTGTTTTAGATCTCCATCAACATCCTCTAAATTAGTCATGATATTCCTCAGGAAGTTGATCTCTTTCTCGTTCCATTTTGTAGCATTCTTCACAGTGGTTGTCATCCCAGAAAAAGAATTTATCTATTGCCTTATGGAGTTTTGGATGAGTCTTTCTAAGTCGCCATGCTCTAGCTGAAAGCATCTCATCCACTTCTCCCTCACCATCAGAAAGAGTGATCTGGCTATTTAAGGTTTGGTCTAAT